GCAAGGCTTAACTATGCTGTCTAAGTCATTCAACAACTTTAAGTCAGCTCAGAAAGAGATTTATAAACGTAAACTTGAAGTGATTTCTAGGTATATGCCGGATTCACAGATACTGAGAATCTTAGGTAACAATGACAAATACGCGTTTGAAGGTGATAACATAATTGACAAAAAGCGCGGACTGGCTGCGCCTATACGTAATTTACGAGATTTATCTTATAATATACGTATGGAAGACGCTCCTGGTGGTATGAATAAGACCATGATGGAGCTCAGTATCTTTCTGGATATGCTGGAGAAGAAGTTCCCTGTCAACCCAGATACTATAATTGATAAACTGGATTTGTCACCAGTAGAACGCGCTGACTGGAAAGCCTTCATAGCTGAACAAAAACAAGGTGCGCAGCAAGCACAACAAGCAGAACAGCAGTTTAAAATGGCTGATGTGCAAGCTAAACAACAAGAGCAACAAGCTAAGGCGGCTGAAAATCAGGCTAAAGTAGTTGAAAGCCAGGCGCGTATACAGCTTGAAGCTAAGAAACACCAGGATAATATAGCACTCGAGCAGCAAAAGATAATGCTAGCAGGACAGTCTAAGGCAGCTGATATAGAGTCAGCCAGCGAGATTTCTGCTAACACTATACAGCAACGTGATATAGCATCACAGCGAGATTTTACTGCTAAAGTGGCTGCAATGGATGCAGCAGAAAAGAAGGACATGCTCTCAATACTTACATGGGTTGCAGAGCAGTCTGGTAAACAAAATAAGGACGCCGCTGAAAAAGTCGGGCGATAAAACGTGACGCCGACGTACGGGCGTATAAGGAGCGTAGTATGAGTACAGATTTAGGGGAACTAACAGAGACAGAATTAGAGGTACCTGAACCGCCAGCAGATGAGTACGAGGTACCTGAGGAGATTGAGGACGAACCTGCGGAGTTAGAGGCAGAAGCTCCCAGTACTCCAGACATTACAGCTCAAATTGCAGAACTTGAGGCAAGTAACAAAGGCTTAGTAAAAGCTTTATCAGCACAGAGAAGCATAAGACAAGACTTACAAGGACAACTTGACGAGATCAAAAATGCTATCAGTGCTGTTAAAACGGTAAAAACTACAGCAGCGGACAACCGAGTACTAGCGAATCCTACAATACCAATTGATTTTGACGATGAGGGAAATCCGTTTCTCGACCCTGCTAAACTTAGTACTTTACAACTTCGCTCAGCTGAAGTAGACAATTTGCGTAAAGAGATTGAGTTACTTAAGCAGACTACTTGGGTATCAAAACAGCAACAGGCTGAACAAGAAAATTTAAAAGCCCTCTTATCTGAGAACGAAAACTATGGTCCTGCGTATAAGAAAGTGACAGATGCTTGGAATTATCTTAAAGACGATATATTTGATGCATACCTAGTAACGAACGGTATACCCGCTCCTACTACAGCAGAAGCAGCAATAGATATCGCCATTTCGTCCAAAGAAATTATGGACAAGTTCGAGCAAAAGTTTCCTGGAGTAGATATTGAAAGCGTGTTAGAAGCACACCTAATAGCTACACCGAGATACTTACGTAAAGCCCTTAGTAAGGCGAGTGCACAAGCACCAACACCGACTAAAACAAATTCTAGCAAAGCTCTAGACTTTAACAGACCGGCGTCCTTAGCAGCAGCAAACACCTCTGGTGGAGAAAACCAGGAGAGCCTACTGTCTAGGATAGCTAGCATGTCTAACGAAGATTTTATGGCGTTAGACAGTAAAACAATGGCAAAAATTGACAGGCTTTTAGAAGCCCGAGGTTAAGGAGAAACCCACATGATTACTGAATTTGGCACAGCTTCGAGTCAGACAGTGAAGCTCTGGTCTAAGAAGACCTGGTATGAAGCGCAGAAAGGCGCTATGTTCTTTAACAAATTTCTAGGCACAACTGAGGACAGTATTCTTTACTGGGCCAAAGACCTGGAAAAAACAGCTGGTGATAACATCGTTTATGACCTGCTTGTCGAGATGACTGGCTCAGGAGTCTCTGGAGATAACACTCTGGAAGGCAACGAAGAAGCCCTTACTTTCCATCAGGAAAGCTTGAAAATCGACCAGTTGAGACACGCTCACATCTTTGGAAAAATGTCTCAGCAGCGTACAGTACATAATCTTCGGAAAGACGGTCAGTGGGCTCTGTCTCGCTGGTGGTCAAACAAGTTTGAAGAGCTTATGTTCAGGTATCTTTGTGGAGACACGACTGTAGCCCATGCAACTAACTCACCTACGGTGTCAGACGCAGATCATCAGATCTATTCTGGTAATGCTACTTCTGAAGCAACTCTCGATGCAAATGACAGATTCTTGCTCGAAGATATCGACTACGCAAAAGAAAAAGCCCTTACAGGTGAGTATCCTATGCGCCCAGTTAGAATCGACGGAGAAGACTACTTTGCAGTTGTTCTGCATCCCTACTCTGTAACTGACCTGAAACTTAGCCTTGGTACTGGCGCTTCCAGTATTAAATGGCATGAGGTTCAGCAGTATGCTAATCAGCGTGGCCTTAAAAACCCGATCTTTGATGGCTCTCTCGGTATTTACAACAAATGTATTATCTACGAGTCTCATCGTATTCACACTCCGATTGCTAACGTACGTCGTAACTTGTTCCTTGGTGCACAGGCTGGTACCTTTGCTCTTGGTAATGCGTATGACAAGATGGACCAAGCTAAAGTCGGTGAAGACAACTATATTTCCTGGGTTGAGAAAAACCAGGACTACGAAAACAAGAAAGGCTTGGCAGCAGGGTGCGTTTTTGGAATGCAAAAGAACGTATTTAACTCCGACGACTTCGGCGTTGTAACAATGTCTTCGTACGCAGCTGCGCACGCATAAGGAGGTATTAAATGGCTACTACATATAAATTTCATGATGGTTCAATTACAGGGGTACCGATTCCGACACAACATACCCTTGATGAGAACCAGCCGTATATTATTCGGCATATTATTGACCTAACTAAGCAGAACTTGTCACACTCTGCTACTGACGTAGGCGAACTTTTAATTATTCCCGCTGGAACTACTGTAATAACAGCTTGGATTAGAGTTATTACAGCTGGTACTACGAGTGCTACTTGCACCCTCGGTACCGCAGTAAGTGCAGCTGTTTGGGGTACTGGTTTGGCGCTAGATACTGCAGCAGGTGGAGTTCTCGGTCACTTGTTTGATCCTCAGTATTTTGCTACAGCTGACACGGTTGACATTGTTGTTGGTGGAGCTACAGATATTCTGGGTAAATATGAAGTATGCGCGTTGTGCATTAAATCACTAAACGCATATTAAGGAGGTAGACAATGGCTGCCACTTATAGTTTTATAGACGGCACTTATACAAGGGCTGCAGCAGTTACACAGCGTAATGCTGTGGCAACGCCCTTTGAAGTACGTCGAAACACAGTTGACTTCGCTCTAAGAGCGCTGGACAACTCAGAGTCAGATGTAGCACAAGCCCTGACTATTCCTGCAGGTACTACTGTAGTGTCCGCGTATATACGCGTTATTACAGCAGAAACGAACGATGGAACGTGTGATCTAGGGTACGGAACAGACCCAACTTATTGGGGTAAAACGCTTAACCTTGATGCAACAGGTGTAGTTCCTACTGTGCTTTACGCCACAGCTACGTATGATGCAGCTTCTTGTCCGTCATACACCGCTGCGTCAGGCGCTTCACATGTGTCAGTAGATACTACAATTGCTGGCGCAGCAATCGGAGATATAGTACAAGCGTCATTAGCGATAGACGTAGTAGACCTTGTAGTATCAGCAACGGTTACAGTGGAAGATACAGTAACTACTGTATTATTTAACCCTACAGGTGCAGCTGTTAATCTGGACCCTACTACGCTGAGACTAGCAGTTATTAAAGCACCTAGAGCTGCTTCGCCTTTGTACTTCGCAACAGAGGATACTATTGATATTACTGGTTCAGTAGTAAACGGCGACGTTAACCTCGATGGCGCTAAGGTAGAAGCCGTAGCTCTTTGTATTAATCACGCTATCTAGATTTAAGGAGTGTGAGGGCGCAAGCCCTCACACTAATATAAAATGCCAATTACTGCAGCCGACATTATAGTATCAGCTAGATACGATCTCAGAGACGAAGCGTCTACGCAATATTCTGATGCTATGCTACTAGATTTTTTGAACAGGGGCCAGCGCGCTTTATGCGTAGTCTTATCCCAATTACGCAGTGACTGGGTAAATGCTTCAGCATCTTTAACGCTACTCATCTCATCAAATACAGTAGCTTTACCTACATTATTTATATCAGATATAGACGTTAAAATAGGAACAGAGTCGTTAACTAAAGACTCTGTATCTGGTATACGAGCAGCAAGAGTTATAAATACTACAGCAGGAAAACCAACTAGGTACGGTATTCAAGGCACCAACATGTTGTTTGACGTAACAACAGATGCTGAGTATACTATTACACTAGAGTACAATGCCGGTGCAACAGCTCTTGTTGCCGGTACGACTATGCCTTTTAATGACGAGTTTGATGACATTCTTCGTCAGTTTATTATATTATGTGGTAAAAGCAGAAACGAGTATATAATAGTCTCAGATGCAGCTATGCAGGATTATTTTTACGAAGCTTGTTTCTCTAAGCTTGTAGCTAGAAACAGCATACCAAACGTAAGCAGGATGGACTTCTAGTGATATATTTTCCTAAACAAGCTCGAGTTGACGAGCCTAAAGCTGAGCAAAAAGCTATACTACTTCAGGGGTTTCCCCAAGGTATTAATACTGCAATACCGTCTTTTCAATTAAATGAAAAGGAAATGGCGTCTTGCATAAACTTAAAAATTGTTGGGGAAGGCAGACTAGAATCCCGTAAACCTTTTACAGTATACACTACTTCAGCTATCTCAGGGTACCCTGTAGCTCTTGAACTAGTTACTTTGGCAGGCGTTCCTAGAACGATAGTAGGAGGCTCGGACTATAAAGTATACTATTTAGACGGAACTACTCCTACACTGATAGGAACAGCAGCTGGAGTTCCTTACTTAGTATCTTATAATGACGTATGCTTAGTTTGTGACGGATCGTATCTAAAATATATTAGTAGTACAGCAGCTTTAAAAATAGCGTATGACGCAGGAACGTACGGTACAATGTTTGACAACTATAGTGGCGAGAACTCCTCTGGGTTAGCTATAGGTGACGGAACAAACTCTAAGGCTGGCGTAAAATTTACTACTCCAGCTTGGGACGCAGGTTATACTATGCCTACGACTCAAATAACTGCGTTTTTAAAAAGAGTAGGCGCAACAGCCGGTGCTGTATGGGCTTCGGTAACTAGGGTATCTACAGGTACAGTAGTCGCTTCAGTCGTAAAAGAAAACTTTGCAGAAACTGTGTCTACTGACGGAGAATTTGTAGACTTTTATTTTACAGCAGCAGATGTAACTACAGAGCTACTACCTAATACCGAGTATTATGCTTCGATTTCACATTCTCCATATGCTGGAGGAACATACTTAGAGGTACGTTGTTCTTTAAGTACTCTACACGAGTCTGCGTATGTGTATACAGGATCATGGGCAGCGGTTGCGCACTTGAGTCCTATTATGAGGGTTCATCCTGGTTTACCGCCTAAAGCGGCTTTTGGTTGGGTATCGAAGACTAGACCGTGGTTAGCTGGTGACCCAGATAACCCGGGCTATGTTTGGTATGGTAACCTTACGCACTTAGACTTCTCCACTCCAGATGGTGGTGGTTATGTTGGTGTAGTGGACGAGAGTAAGAACTCTTTCGTAGTAGGAGCTGGTGGCGATTTATATGGAGATATGTTCGTCTATGGTACTGAGAAACAACCATATCTATGTCAGTTAACCGGTGACAACCCAACGAATT